CGGGCTGATGTAGGGCTTCTTGTCGAGGCCGATCTGCCGGAAGCGCTTGAATGGACGCTTGTACCAGATATCGCCGGCCGGGGCCATTTCACCATCCGGGTGCTTCGGATCACTGACTACGTACGGCAGAATTCTGAGTGTGGCCTTGCCCTCCTCGGGGCTGTAAAATTGAGTTCCTTGCGGGATATTCTGAAACATTGTCCCACCCCCACCTCCTGGCCCGGCTACTGCAGCTGCTGCTTTTGCTCGATCTGCTGCCGAGCCATACTTACGCTTTGTTTCTTTCCTTGCCATCTGTACTTACCTCCTTATAGTTGTTTTGATTGCTTTGGGTATAACTATTCATTTCTTTTATGATATCGAACTGGCCCCGAAACCAAGCAACCGAAGCCATTTTAACGACGATATAAAACCAGATGGGGAATGCTATCCAAATAAATACCCCCAATCCTACTGATTCCCAAACCGTAATATTATTCATCATCGACGGGTGGCCGACTTCTCCGCGCCCTCCTTTGTTCCCGTTTCTCATCGACCTTGGCCCTGACAAGACCATCAGTACTTTTGAGTTTCGCTTCCTCGATTTTTTGAACCAATTCTTTGAGAGGTCGGGGAATCAATGGGGCCGAGAACCAGCCGGCCAGGCTTAACTTCGTGGCCTCTTCAAGAATTGCTTTCCGGTTGTAAGCCCTGGATTTCTGGCCGTTGACAAGATCGCAAATATACTGAGCTTCGATCCATTCCGTCTTGGCCTCCAGGTAGTCGGGGTTGGTTCTATAATAAGCCTCAATGGTGGCACCGGTGGCCTTCTGGCCCTTGCCAAGACATCCTTCCGGATCTTTGGAAACTTCCAGGACAAGGGTTGACCGCAGGAATTTGATTTTCTCTTCCGCCTTGCGTACCAGCTTTTCGCAATATGCGGAGGCCTTGAGGTATTTATCAAGGACTGAATTCTGTTTACCCCACTCAACATCGAGTTGATCAAAATCAATCTCCAGTTCGGCAGGGTCAAGACCAAACTTTTCGGCTATTTCGTTTTCTGTTGTTTCCATTTCGGATTCCTTTTTAATTGGTTGCCGGCGGGCAGGATTTGAACCTGCAATTATTGAATTAACCCGCTTTTCAATCGGTGGTATGAAACCAAAAACGAAGTTCGTTCATTATTGGTCTGCGGCTCACGTTATCATACACCAACCGCTAGATGCTTTCTAGCTTCCGCCAGCAAATTTATCTTCTATCCTATTATACTTTTTTCAATCAGTTTTCTGCTGATTTATTTTTGATTGACCGATTAAAAGGGAATATCTGTTCGTTCATCATTGAAAACCGCCTTATAGCAAGCCAGGGTCAAACCCGCCTTCCCGGTATCATAAAATGGTTGGGAGAATTCATCCATGATCAAAAATGCATGGAGGCTATTCCGCTTCAGGAGGATTGAATTACAATAACTCAATACCAGCCGTCTGATACCTTCCTCGTCTTGATCTTTCAATCCGCTAAGTATTTTCGCAATCTTTGGCCAGGAGGTTTGGCTTTTTGCCTTCAGGAGTTCCCGGCACAATTCAATCCCTTCTGAAGTAAAGCGTTCCTCCTCATCGATAATCTCCTGCGCCTGCTCTTCGGTCAAGCCAATAACCTTTTCCAGCAGCTTCATTGCATTCCGGGGATGACCACCAGCCTTTTCAACAATCATCTCTACAACTGCATCCGAGACCGGCGACTTCTCCCGCCTGGCGGTTTTCTTGACAAGGCCGGCCATCAAGTCCGGATCAATTGTCGATACCTCAAAACTGGTACAACGTCCTCGAATAGTTGGCAGTAGGCGATTCGGGGAAGTGGTACAAAGAATGAAGTAAACGTGTTTTGGGGCATCCTCAAGCATTTTAAGCATTGCGTTTTGAGGGATATTCTTTTCGCTCGCCCCACCCTGGCCCAAGCAATGTACTTCGTCAAGAAGCCATACTCTGCAGGTACTTTCCGGATGCCTGGGTTTGAAGCGCATCTGATTCTTGATTTCCCGGACGGTATCAATTCCATTTAATTGTGAAGAATCGATCTCCCGGTAGTCATCGCTCTTGGCCCCCAACATATCAGTTATGATTCTGCCAATGGTTGTTTTGCCGCAGCCAGTCGGGCCGGAGATAAGCAAAGCATGGGGGAAGTTTTCACGACGATCAAAAAGACCTTGAATAGCCGCAATGGTGGTTTTGTTGCCGACCATCTGCTGCAGGGTTGTCGGGCGGAATCTGGTATCAAGTGACATTATATCTCCTCGAAATATTTTTTGTGAATATTTTTAACGATAGTTTTGGTTATCGCTGGGCGATCCCATATCCTTTGAAAATCAGCCCATTTTGGATCTATATCTCCTTTTTTGTTTTTCCAAAGCATAGCCATTGGGAGGAATCCAGCTATCCATGCTTGCATAAGCCTTTTCTCTGCTTTTTCAAAAGTGTCGTTTTTATAACCGATTAAACAATAACATCTTAAATGCTGTCGAGTAAAATTTGCATATCTCAGCATTTTGCCAGCTTCGACTAATGGCTCAAGATCATCGTCGGTATCATAAGCAAAAAACATCTGCTCCGGACGCAAATCCCATAATTCAGAAACATGCCATTTTTTTAATCTTTTCGCTTCGAATCCACCAGTAAATTGCGCTTTTATCTTTTGTTTTTTAAGCATTGAAAAAACATTCTTTATATGAATATTAGAACAAGCCAAAAGATTAGAATCAAGTATATTCCATCCATTTTTAATTTCTAATTCTCGGATATCCCCTTCTCTCTTTTTGACATCACAAAACCAACAATTATTTGGGCATCCACGACTTGTTATCACATACCCGGGCTTTAAATATCTACCGGGGATAAATTCACCGCCTGGATCATCAAATGCAGGTCCACCAATTTTTACAGCGGTTATTTTTGACCATTGATCAGCAAGTCTTTTTGCTTTATCAATATCGTAGGTAAAAGTTACGCTTACATGGGCTTCATCAATATCGGTTTCAAAAAAACCAGGTCGCTCGAAAAATACAAGTTCATCATCTGGAGTAGCTTCTGTTTTTCTTGGGAATACTCTTGCTATTTTCATACTCAATTATCCATAAATGAACAAAATTCTTTTTCAGATCTTTTTTCTGCCCCTCGCCCGGGTGGCGATGTTCGCAGGCGGGTGTTTCTCTCCAGGCCACACCAATAGAATTCAAGATGGCCGTTCTTCAGGAGTTTTTCTTTCCATCCCTTCCGGATTTCATTATCTTTCCGGCTGGTAAATTCCTCAAGAGCTTCGACCGTCTTGATAACTTTCTGCTTACAATTGAAGCAATCCCGGCAATGGAGTGACCAAAAAAGACTCATATAGCCTCAAAAAATAAATAGTGATTTAAACTTCTTCAGATCATCCCTTGTTGTTACATAATCAGGATCAAATGCATTTATCTGGGTCAGGATTGCGGTTACATTTTTATTCACGCCCGGAATCTTTTCGCTTGGAGTCGATGAGAAAAAGCCTTTTCGCTGCTTCTCCCCGAGTTTGGCTGCGGCAATCTTTTCGGCTACGGTTTCGCCAACACCATTAATGGAAATAAACGGGGCATACAAATTACCCTTCTTGTCGCAATTCCATTTGACCGCATCTGAAATACCGATTTTTGGTAAATTGATCTTCAATCCAAGTCGCCTGGCCTCCCTGATGTATTCGATGTTTTTTGTCTTATCTCCAAGAGTCAGACAGGAAGCAAGAAACTCATTGGGGAAGTATGTTTTGCTATACATATCCCAATAAGTAATCATGGAATATTCTACAGAATGGGATAGGTTGAAGCCGTAACCACCAAATTTTGACATCATATCCCAGATTTGAATAGCCTTCTTTTCCGGAACCGTTCCTTGATTTTTACACCCCTGCAGAAACTCGTCCTTGTATTTATCAAAAGCGGCATGGCCCATACTCTTGCCCATGACTTTCCTGATCTTATTACAGGTTGACATGGGGATACCGGCCAATTGATTAACCGCTTTCATAACCTGTTCTTGATAAACAATGACCCCGAATGTTTCCTCGGTCAGTTTATCAAAGATTGAGTGGATCTTTTCGACCTTGGCTTTACCTCGCTTCCTCTTGGAATACAATTCAGTCATTCCGGATTGCATGGGGCCAGGACGCCACAGAGCCGTTACTGCATAAAGCATCTGGAAATTCTCGACCCCGAGTTCTTTACAATAATTGGTCAAACCATTTGAGCCAATTTGAAATGCCCCAACCGTATTGCCCTCGGATATTTCGGCAAAGACTTTTGGATCATCAAAGGTAATTTTTTTGTAATTGATATCAATCCCATGATTCTGCTTTACCATCCGCCGGCATTCATTCAGGATAGTCAAGGCTGAAAGGCCAAGGATATCCAGTTTCATCAAGCCGCAATACTCTGCATTCCGCATGTCCCAATTGGCTACTATGGTGCCGGCCCGGGTAACGAGATTGCAATTGTGACCTTCCCGGAGATCTTTTTCGGAAATACAGACGCCGGCTGCGTGCTGACCGTGGCCTCGAATCTGGCCTTCAATGGATTGAGCCACCTCAATCACTTCCGGATATTTCTGACCAAATCTCCGGCACTCCGGAACCTCCTTGAAGGACTTCTCAATCTCCTGGCCTACTTCGGCCTCTACCATCGCTTTGGCAGCAAAGTCGACCTCTGATAAGGGGATATCGAAAACGCGGCTTACATCGCGAAGTACGCCCTTTCCTTTCATGGTCAGGAAATTGGAAAGGCCAACTACATTATACTCACCATATTTATCAGAAAGATAACGACGAACATCATCCCGACGTATATCCTCAAAATCCATATCAATGTCAGGAAGATCGCAATTTTTTGTTATTATTTTGCTTTCTAAACAGTAAGACGGGTCATTCTTAATTTTTAAAGAATAGACTAAACCTTCAAAATCGATCTCTTCT